CTTGTATAGTTTAGTTTCTATCTCTGATATACGCATTATTGCTGAAGTTAAAAGTAAATCTTGTAGTTTGGTGTACTTAACTAGGTCTAAACAGTATGCCCTTACAGTTTCTTCTGGCATTTGTTCTGTTTCACGTTGTTTGACTTCAATTTCAAACTCCACTTCTGGCGGTGGATTGCCAACAAGAATCTTAAAAAACTCTTTATGGTTCATATCAATTCATTTTAGGAAACAACTGCTGCTCTAAAAGATCTACTGCACGATCATCAAGAGTATTTGAGGTCTGCTTACAGATGGCTCTAAGGAGATCCACGATAAGTCTCTTCACAGCAGTCGTGGTAAAAAACTTTAGTAGCAATGGTTTTAGTATCTTTAGCATGGTTTTGTGTGTTACTTCCCAAACATAACAAGATTTGCTAGGTTTGTCATAACTGCCTTAAATAAACTGTAGTTGTCAGTTTACTCCTCACACACTAGGCAGTTTTTTTTAATATGGAAGAAAAGGAAGAAAAGGAAGGTTTTGATTGGGGTGACTTGTTTGGTCACTCTGTCCGATTTTTAATCTTGACTTGGAGTTTATCAATGATGACTTTAGGGTACATGGGTAAAGTAAGAATTGATGGAGCATTTACCGCAGGTTTAGTCAGTGGTGTTCTTGGAAGCTACGGCATTTCCGTTGGACAAAAGAAAAATGGCAATGCACCTAAAATAGTGGATAATAGTAAAAACAAGGTAGGTATCAAATGAAAAAATTAATTTTATTAGCTTTTCTTTTTATAGCACCAGCACATTCAGAAGTTATACCAACGTGGTCTACAGGCTCTAGCAATAGAACTGAAAATACTACACAAACTATTACTAGATCTATTGTTACAGAAAAATATGGATCGGCCATAAACACTTGGGAAGGATCAAATATTACTGTTACATCAGCAACCAGTGGTGGAATAGAAGCAAGTGACGCTATATTTACACCAACAGACGCATCAGTAGATTG